TTATAGCAGATTCTGCAGAACCTAAATCGATTGAAGAGTTGAGGAGAGCAGGGTTTACAGTTCGACCTGCTATTAAAGGGCCCGATAGTGTGCGTAGCGGAATCTCCAAACTGTTATCCAAAGAAGTTTATGTTGATCCCAGTTCTAAGAATATTTGGAATGAGTATGAGAACTATCGTTGGATGCAAGGTGTTAACCGACCAATTGATGAGTACAACCACGCAATGGATGCGATTCGTTATGCGCTTAGTGGTGAAACGAGTGGGCAGTATGTACTTATGAGATAAAAAAAGGGACCGAAGTCCCTTTAATTATTGAATATAAAAACATTCATTGTCGGTATGTTCATACACACATTCATAACCGGTTTTGGTTGCAACCATGTGAATATTCCTTTTGAAACCTGGTGTTTGTAATTCAACGAGAATTGCAGGTTCGAATGGATTCCAAACTTCCTCCATTTGATGAGTTTCCTCGTTATAAACACGATTGGACCACCGAAGTCCTATGTGTTTTACCGAAATTACCTTGTCCCCTTTGGCATAATTAAGGATTGAATTGATGCCAAATTCGATTTCATTTGGTGACATTTTTGTTAAATGCATTGTGAAAAAAATTAAATGAACGTTGTCAATCACCTTGATTAACCTTACAAATATAGGAAGAGTTTTTGAGAAAAAAAAATCCCCAGTGAAGGGGATTAAAAATGAATATAAAGGGAATTGAGTTTTTAAAGTTAAAGTTGATTAAAGGTTTTTGAATGAAGATAATATTTTTTGTTATTGATTTTAATGTAAGGAGTATTTGAAGTAAGTGATTGGGGATTTGGGTATTTTGAAATAGTATAGTAGGTATAGGTTTGAAAAAGTGATTTTTCAATATAGGTAGTATTATTGATTATAAAAGGATTAATGTAAGAGAAAGTTGGGTTTTGATTTGAATTTTGCATTTTGTTTAAAGTTTAAGTTATTGTTAATGATTACCTTATAAATATAGCACAAACTCTCGAGAAAAAAAAATCCCCAGTACAGGGGATTAAAAATGAATATAAAGGGAATAAAAAAAGGTGCCCTATTTCTAGAGCACCTATCACAGTAGGACAACGTTCAAGAAAACTACTGTGTGAGCAAGGTGTTAAGGATAGCCTTGACTTCATCGATGGAGTATGCTAATTTAATAAACTTACGCGAATCATTGATCAATTCTTGTAAATCTAGATTGGACATCTGCTCCATCATTTGTTCTGGTGTACGAGAATCATAATGAACTGCGTAGTAAGTAGGATCTTCGGAATCCCAGTCAATATAGACTGGAGTATCTAGACCTTGTACGCTACCGCCAATTGAATCACCGTCACCGATGTTATATTCGAAGGTTGTACCTTGTTCGAACATTGCTGCCACAGAGCGTGGACTTGGAAGTGTGTTAAGCATGATAAGTTGTTTTAATTGATTAACAGGGTAAATCTACCAATAAAATCCGGGTTGAGGAAATTTTTGACCCAAAAGGTGTATAAATTGAATAAGATATATAAAGAAATATCATAATAACATGAAACTAAATAGAATTGGTACCCGTACGGGCATGTCACCCAAACCTACTGGAGCCGACAGCAAACTTTCAAAAGAATGGGATCTATATCACAATCATGAATTTGTTGCAACCTATAAAGGTCTCACAGAAATCTCTAAAGTAATCGGTAAGAGCCCACAGTATTGTTGGCAAATGGCGCATCATTATACCAGTGGTTACCAAAAGGGCCACCCATGCATGACTAAAGAAGGTTACCGTATTTTGCAACATGGTCTTGAATATGGGTATTGGTTAAAACAAGATGGTGAAGAATAATATCTTATAATATGAGCCTCACATACGAAGATATAATCGACGGTTTTGGTCAAGCCTGCGATTTACATTACCAAGTCAATGAATGGTCGACCTCACCACTTCTATCCGATTTAGAAGTTGGTACCAAGGGTAACCAGGATCCTGCAGTTTTCCCCTATGTGTTTTTGCAACCAACTGGTGGTCAACTTGCACAGGGTAAAATGGTGTACTCTTTCAACATGATTGTAATGGATAGGGTTAAACCCGACATGTACAAAGAAACTAACACAATCTCGGATATGATCCAGATTGGGCAGGACCTTATCGCATGGTGGAATTGGAGTGTACCACGTCCCGATGCAGATATCATGTTACCCATACAGGTTTTACCGTTTGTTGAGCGCTTTGATTCATCCCTATCTGGTGCAACCTTTCAATTACAAATCGAGACACCATTTATCCTAGATCGTTGTATCGCACCATTCAAGTTTCCTAGCACATGAACGAACTAGATATCCAAACAGAGTTACAGCTGGCGTTAGAGGATATCGCTAAGGGTATACTTGATGTGTACAGACGTCAAGTGCCCTCTCCTTCTAACAACCCAGATCCATCTCGTTTGAGACGTACTGGTCGACTTCGTTCTTCTCTTGGGTATCGTATCCTTAACAACAACACAATCTCAATCTATTTTAACCGTTATGGAATCTATGTCGACCTTGGAACTGGTCCCTACGCCGATACTGGAACCACGAACGTCTTTGGTTTACCTGCCTACGCTGGTTATAGAAGAGGATTTGGTGGTATCCAACCGCAATACTGGACCTCGCTCTCTTCGGAAGAAGATGCAATCCTAACTGGTTTAGAGGATGAATTGGCAAGAATAGTAGAAAACATGGTTGCAACCACAACCGCAAGAAACGTACAGGTATCATGAAGTTCTCAATCACAATAGAAGGTAAGGATTACATGGTACCAGATTTCTACACTGTAGAACACTGGACACGGATGAACCAGTACAACATGCAGGATCGCGATGAGTGGATGTACATTGTAGCCACTGCGATTGGTGCACCGTTGGCAGGTCTCAAAGAGCAGGACCCCGAAATGATGGAGTTTATGCTCTCTATTGTGTTTACATCTCTACAGGTTGTTGGAGCAGAGTTACAGTTTGAGATTGATGAGTACAAACTTCTAGATTTGGAAAAGATAACCATCGGTAAGTTCATCGACCTTGACGTAGTCGCAGCAGATCGTACCACATTTGATAAACTTGCAGCAGAGCTTTATGAGATGCCAATCGAAAAAGTGCGTAAATTGGATGTAAAACGTGTTTTTCCAGCTGTTCAATACTATCTTAAATGGAGACGCTCTGTGTACCAATCCTACAAAGCCCTATTTGATTATAACGAAGAGGAATCCAAAGAAGTAGATGATACGAGGTTAACCCCAGCACATGCCTGGTATGAGACCATGATGGTGCTTTGCGGTGGTAACTTTACAGATATCGATTACGCTACTCGTCGACCATTTAGAGAAGCATTCAATTTTCTAGCATGGAAAAAAACCAAGATGCTCCAAGAGAAAATGGAAATCATAAACGCACAAAACAAATTTAAGAAGTAATGGCGATTTCAATTACACAAACACCAAGCACATACAATCTAGTGGTTGGACCCAATGTATGGGTTCTTTCTGGTCTAACTGCAGTCGAGGATGCATATGCACTTGCAGTAGAGATTGATGGTGTTACAGTTGCAACCTTTCAACAACCAGCAAACCCTGCTGGTAAATGTATCTTTGATGCGTCAAAGCTTTTGCAATCCTATCTTTCTCCAGAGTTTATAGCACCATCTTTCTATGGTACCGAGAATCCTTTTGAAGAGCTTATCACCGGTACAAATGCAAACGAGGATTACGGTGGTTCAACAAATGGTGGCACACTAACTGCATATTACAGAATTCGATACGGTTCGGTTACCGATAACGTTATCACATGGACCAGTTACAGCACCACAAAAGTAATCTTCAATGGTTACAAACCATTCTACGATCTCAACTGGAATCCCAATGCCCTATTGTATGCACCTAATCTTACAGTAGAACCATGTGAAAGCAATCCCGGTGATATGGGTGTAACAACTGTAAACTGGAGATACCTAACAGATTTTCCATATAGAGATGCGAGTGGTGCACTTACAGGTCTCAATCAACGCATTGCACTCAATCAATACGCAACCCTATCTTGGTTCAACTACTTAGATAATGCAGCAACATTTGATACTTATAACTTTGTGCCTTATGTGATCCAGTTTGATTACAGAAATGCTGCTGGAGGTACACTACAAAGAACACTTGCATCTATCTCTGGTCAAGCCAATATAGGACCTCGTACGGATATCAACGATCAAGGTGCTTATACATTTGACGCAAAGGATGGTGTTGGACAGTTTGGTGTAGGACCACAAAACCTCAAGGATGCAGATGATGATGGTACCTATGGTGTTGATCTTTGGGTTTTACCTGTAAACGAAGCAGCACTCGATCATTACTATGTAAAGATTTGGACATTCAACTCATGTCTCTATACAGATAACGGTAGCCCAACGATTGATTATTCCGATTTTGCAGAGGTTGAGGATTACTTGCTTGACGAAATCTATGAAATGCGTTACGATATAGTTTCATACGATTGCCAGAAATTCGAACCAATCCAGTTCTCATGGATCAACTCACTGGGTACCCATGATTACTACACATTCTACAAGCGTAACACAGAAACCGATAACATAACTCGTAACAACTATTACCAACTGCCTGGCAGCTGGAGCGGTACAACATACGAAGTGTATCCTTACAATCGTGGTAGCAGAACCTATTCTACATCTATCGTACAATCATGGACTGCACAAACCGATTACATGAGTGAATTGGAAGGAGAATACTTACGCAGTCTTTTCGTTTCACCAAGTGTAAACATCTATTGGGATGGTAAGTGGCAAAGTGTTGAGTTAACAAGCAACTCTTATGAGTACCAAACATTCGGTCGTGACAAACTCTTCCGTTACACCATTACATTTAACACCGCAGTAAATCCTAGAGTTCAAAGAGGTTAAGCATGGCACAATCAAAAGTACAACTATTAGCAACAGATCCAAGAGCGCTGTGGACACCTAGAGATTTACCCGGTGCAGTGCATTGGTGGAGAGCCGATTTAGGGATTACAGCTCCATCAAACCTTGTATCGCAATGGACGGATCAAATCTCTGGTCGTAACCTTACACAATCAAATGCGCTATTGAGACCAGGTTACCTGTCAACCACAAGCCAGGTCAATGGTCAAGCAGCACTCGAGTTCTTCTCTGCCTCTTCACAATACATGAGTGGTGGTAGCGCAGGTCTTTCATTTACACCTGGTGATGATGTTACTATTATCACAGTGCAACGTGGTAAAACTACTGGTACTGTTGAATACGTTTATTCACAGGGTGTTTCTGCGGGAACTGTGTTTACCCTTGCAACTTTATTTCCAACTACACCAATTACGGATACACGTATCGGTCACGTAGATGCTGGTATTGGTTCTAGTACAGATGTTGATGCCGATGTTCTAAATCTAAACTGGACTGGAGTTTCTTATAATCACACTGGTGGTACCAGCGCATTTAGTGTTTTCTCTAATGAGCAATTCATTACACCTGCTGGTACAGCTACTGCAAATCTGGCTCTTCGCAGTTTTGATCCATTTTGGGTTGGTGCAAACGGGCAATCTGGATCACCAGCTAATTTCTTGAATGGTTATGTTGCAGAGATTATTGTAACAAAGGGATTCCTTCGTCAACAGGATCTTACCGAGTTAGCAAACTACATGCTGCTTCGTTACGATATCGCTTCACCCTACCTTGGTACAAACCTAGAGGAATCTAAAGTGTATCTCGACCTGTATGATGAGAATCCAATGCTGCTCAATTTCCAGATTGACGATTACCAAGAGCTGCCTGTTATCTCAAGTAACTTCTCACGTACTTTTAGAATTCCAGCCACAGGTAATAACAACAAGTTTTTCCAAAACGCTTTCTACGTCAATTCAACCGATTATGATGTAAGTGTCAAAGTACCCGCAGAGATCTTTGTGGATGGTGAGTTTTTTCGTAAAGGCCAAATCCGTCTCAACAAAATCTACACAAACGAGTTTTCGGATAGAACAGATTACGAGATATTCTTCCTTGGTGAATCTAAAGATTTTGCAGGTCAAGTTGGTGAGGGATTCCTAAATTCCCTACTCTGTTTTGACCTAGACCACGATTTGTTGATGAGTAACATTGTTACATCCTGGGATGCCGTTGCAGGTACAACTAATGGTTTATTAGATGGAAACATTGTGTATCCCCTCGTTGATATGGGTTACTCCTGGAATGACGATGGAACGCCAGTTGAGAATCAAATTGGAATCAATCGCACAGGTTACACAGGTTACTCTAAACCATTCAATGTGGGTGCTAACAGAATCGAGCGCACGTACTTCCGCCCATGGCTTCGCGCAAAATACCTTATCGATAAAATCTTTGAGGGTACCGATTACACATACACTTCAAACTTTCTTACTTCAACCCTTTTCGATGGTTTGTATGTAAACGCTACAGGTAACACTGCACAATCCACAATCAACACAGAGGTTGGTTCTTCGGAGTTTGAAGTATTGAACCTGGGTCAAGCACTTACGCCAATTTCTACGATTCCACAAACCATTGAGTATCCCATAACTGTAAGCGATCCATCGGATGTAATGGGTCTTACCACGTTTACTGCAATCGCTTCTGGCACCCATGTCTTTGAGTACACAACTAGTGTTTTTACGGCAGTGTCACCAACAGCTGGTACAATTGGACATACACTTGGTTATAGTTTGAATGGTGGTGCAACTGTAACGCTTGGCACCGATACCTCTGGTGTAACATTTAGTAAAACCACTTCGTTCTCAACCGATCCTGCTTTTGTTGGACCAGGCGACACAGTGACCCTGTCTCCTCTTAGTCTTTCACTAAACGCTGGTGATACCATTACGTTTATTATGACAGGTTCTTGGGTTGTAAATGCTACTACGTTCTTTATTCAAGATTCAACCCTTATTCTCGCATTAGCACCTATTGAGCTTACGAATCCATGTGCGCTGTTACAGGACAACATCAAAACAATCGATTTCTTTAAATCAATTGTGAATCTGTTCAAGCTTGTAGTTGCACCAGATCCTGCGAATGAAAATAATCTGGTTATTGAACCCTACAATGATTATATTGGTAGTGGAGTATTACGAGATTGGACAGATAAACTGGATACCTCTGTGGATTTCCAAATCGAACCTATCTTCTTTACAAACACTGCAACCATCAAATTTGCATACAAAAGCGATTTGGACTTCTATAACCTTGATAACGAAGCCAAATTTAAAGAGGTCTTTGGTACCTTGTTCTACGATTCACAACAAGAGTTACTCAACGATCAAAGGGTTGTAGAGCCTATTTTCTCACCAACAATTCTTACAAGCATAGTTGGTGGAGCAACAGGTGCAACTGGTACCGTAGGCACAACAGATTTTGTGTTACCAAGATTGTTAAGTGTAGAATCCGATGAGAACGCGCAAGCATCTGGTAATTACGCTAAAGTGGTACCCATTCGACCAAACATTCGTCTCTGTTTTTATAACGGTAAGCGGAATGGTGGTTATACATGGTATTACGATACAGACCTAGGAGCAACCGGATCCTCGAGCACATATCCACTTATGTCTCCGTATTTGCAACCTCCTGGTGCAACTGGTGCAACGGGTCTCAATCTAAACTTTGAGGACGAATCACCATACTACATTGAAACGCCAACCAATGTGGTAACTGGGCAACCTACAGTTTACGAAGAGTATTGGAGCCAGTTTGTAGAGGAACAGTACTCACCATTTGCTCGTAAGTTTACTGGTAACTTTGTGTTGAATCACTATGATCTCAAGGATTTCCAATTCAAGGACGTTATCTTTGTGAAGGATTCTTACTATCGAGTTCTTAAAATCAAGGACTTGCAAATCGGCGAAACCCAATCTACGCAGGTTGAGATGTTGAAATTACTCAACTACAAACCAGATATCACACTACCAATTGCAGATTTTGAATATGTAATAGCAGATGATGGTATCACGGTAACCTTTACAAACCTATCACAGTTTGCTGTAAGTTACCTATGGGATTTTGGTGATGGGAACACTTCTACTTCAACAAGTCCCGTACATGTTTACGATAGAGTTGCTGGTACAGAATTATTTCCAACTCGTACTGTTACTCTTACTGCAACTAATGCGAATGGTTCGGATGTAAATATTCAAGCATTCCAGGTACAAACAGTTCCAACCGAAACACAAGGTTGGTGGAGAGCTTCGGACGGAATCACATTGAATGGATCGGATGTAGCAAGTTGGGTTGATATCGTCAATGCAATCCCATTGAACCAAGCAACTGCAGCGAACCAGCCGGTGTACAATACAACAGATGCTAACTTCAACAACAAACCAAGTATCTCGTTCAATAGAGCAAATCTAGAGTATCTTGTTTCACCATTGACGTATCCTAACTACATGCCACACACTGCTGGTGAGGACACCGCATATATGTTTGTTTATAAAACCACTTATAATAATTCACAACATGCTGGTCTTATTTCAAGAGTAGGTGGTACCGCTACATTCCAGTTATTCCAATGGAGTGGATCAACTGTAATCGCTCGTTTTGATAACCAAGTTGCAACCTCTACTGCTTTCCAAACGCTGGGTACTGGAGCTTCATTCAACGCTGCCAACTGGATGTTTGCAACATACAAAGCCAGCACAGGTGCTTATGATTTCCGTAGAGACAACACATCTGTATTGAGTGGCACTGGTAACATCAATGGAACCTGGGCATCTACAACTGCATGGATCTATGCAGGTGCACTTGGTGGTAATGGTGTACAAACACCATTTGCTGGTAACTACTGGGAAGGTCAAATCGTAGAGATGTGGTTGTTACACAAAGATCTAGATGCGACCGATAGAACAAACTTTGCAAACTACCTATCAACTAGGTACAACCTCTAAAAATTGAATATCTTATAATATCATGGCAGAAGCAGTCGTCAACGTAACCATCGGAGGTGTTACAACAGCAGTGAAAGATTTCAATGAGCTAGCAGAGGCTTTAAAGAAAACCAGTCAAGAAGCAAAGAAAGCTGGTGAAGAGACCAAAAAAGGTGCAAAGGAAGCCAAGGATTCTGCAAAGAAACAAGAGGATGCATTGGGTCCTGTTTCTAGTCGTTACAAGAAACTCAAAGAGGATATCGCAGGGTTTACGTCGGATCTTAAGAAAGGTTTCTCTAGCGGTGTAAACGCAATCAAAGGTTTCGGTGAAGCGCTTGGATTGGGTACCAAAGCTGCAAAAGGTCTTGCAGTTGGCTTATCTGCATTGGGTATACCACTTCTTATTGCTGCAGTTACTGCACTTGTTGGTTGGTTTAAAAACTTCGAAGGCGGTGCCAAGGCATTACAGGTTGCGCTTAATGTTTTAGGTGCAATTATGGATGGTCTTACCGAAGCATTTGTAGCATTGGTAAACCTAGATTTTGGTGGTTTCATTGATGGAATTGTAGGTATTGGTGGTAAAGCAGTTGAAGCAGCAAAAGGTACCGATGCCCTGTTTAAAGCACAAAAGAATCTGTTTGAGCAAACCAAAAAGCTTACTGTTGAAAACGCTAAACTTAACAAAGAGATTGAGGGTCAAAAGAAAGTACTTGAGGATTCTACACAACCTTATGAGACCCGTCTCAAAGCTCTAAAAGAGGTTAACGCTGCCACAGAGAAGCTTGCAAAGAACCAGATTGCTCTTACTCAAGCAAACCTTGCAGAGTTAAAAGCACAACTTGCACTTGAGAAAAACTATGAAAAACGAAGAGAACTCGAACTTAAGATCGCGGACACCCAGGCAGCGCTCATCGACTCGCAGACGCAACTCAACAACACCATCTACGATGCAGGAAAAGCCGAACGAGAGCTTCGTAAAGAGGAGAACGAGCGCATCAAAGAAGCCGCTGCAAAACGAAAAGAAGAAAAAGATAAGAAAATCCAAGATGCCAAAGATGTGGCTGGTGCTCTTGAAAAACTTCGTCTTCAAACTCTTACGGATGAGCTAACAGCTATCAATGAAACCCTTGCTGCAGAAAAAGCAGCAGCTATTGAATCCCTAAAAGCAAAGGGTGCAACAGCAGAGCAAATCGCACAGCTCGAAGAGTATTACAACCAAATCGGTATCCAACGTGTAAACGCTTACAACGAAAAGGTACAACAACAAAACGATGCCGCTGCTAAAACAGAGGAGGACAAAAAGGCACAGCAAGAGGCAGAAGCACTTAATCGTCAACGTTCTTTTGATGATCAACTTTTAGCACTTCAATCTGCTACTCTTACTACTGCACAGGAACAATTGGATGCAGAATATCTTGCATCACAAACTGCATTGGATCGCCAGCTGCAAGATGAATTGATTACTCGTGAGCAGTACCAACAACTGGTTACCGCAAACGATGAGATTTATGCACAAAAGCGTGCACAGATTGCAAAGACCGAAGCACAAATGCGTCAAGCAAACCTACAAGCTTCTCTACAAGCGGTTGGTGATATCTACGGTCAACTTTCGGATTTGTTAGGTAAAGAAACCGAAGCTGGTAAATCTGCAGCAATTGCACAGGCGTACATTAACACTTACCTCTCTGCAACTAAAGCGTATCAATCTCTTTCTGGTATTCCAGTTGTTGGTCCAGCCCTTGGTGTCGCAGCAGCTGCGGCCGCAATTGCAACTGGACTTAAGAACGTACAAACAATCAAGAATCCACCTAAAGCAGAAACTGGAGGTATGATCTTAGGACCATCCCATAGAGGAGGTGGTGTAATGATTGAGGCAGAAGGGGGAGAATATGTTATCAACAAAGCAGCAATGGGTGTACCAGGAGTTGCCGGAATGGCTGCCATGTTAAACTCTGTTGCATCACCTAAGAAGTATGCAGATGGTGGACAGGTAGAAAACCTTTCTAATCAAATAAACGCAATGAGTATGGCACCCATTCGCACCTATGTAGTGGCTAACGAGGTAACCAGTGCGCAACAGGCCAACTTCCAAATCGAAAGACTTTCAACATTATGAAAAAGCTAATTGAATTAATAATTAACGAAGATGCCCTAATGGATTTGGGTGTAGATGCAATCGCACTGGTAGAAAACCCAGCGATCGAGGAAAACTTTTTATACTTTAAGAAAGAGGAGTTTGTAGAACCTAGAGCAGGGGAGGATGAGGGAGAGTTCATTGGTCGTTGCATGAGTGACCTATCTGGAGAGTTTCCAGAAGAGGATCAACGCTTGGCAGTTTGTTACACCTATTGGGAAGGTAGTAGCGAGTTTGAAGATTTGGAAGATGCATGTTGGCCCGGTTACGAAGCAATTGGTTTGAAACCTAAAGGTGGTCGCATGGTTCCCAACTGTGTGCCAGTTAAAAATTCTAAACAAAGATTTGAAAGTTACAATGATTACCCAGAATCTGCAACAGCAGCAGCAAAGCGAGCCTTGGAATGGAGAGACTCGCATCCAGACCAAAAGTGTGGCACACCTGTCGGTTGGGCCCGTGCAAATCAATTGGCAAAAGGTGAAAACATTTCGGAGGAAACAATCGCAAGAATGGCTTCCTTTGCCCGTCACCTACAGTATAAAGATGTACCGTATTCCGAAGGTTGTGGAGGATTAATGGTAGACGCTTGGGGTGGACAAGCAGGTATCGAATGGGCATCAAACAAACTCGAGTCAATACGAGAGAAGATGCAGGATGAATCCGAAATCAATGTATTAGGGTACAATACCCGACATTTTAATATGTGTCCTGGTGCTATCGCAACATTCCAGCATTTAGTTTCTATGAATCCTAATGAAGAGGTTGCAGGTATGATTCGTTCTGCAGCAATCCAAGCAGATACAGTTTTTGGAATCGAGAAAAAGGTGTTAGATGCAGGTGTTGCAAGTATCGAGGATCTTTACGAAGCAACCCTACTTGTAAAAGATTTCTTTGATCTTATGAAAGAAATCGATGCACTTGTAGGAATGGAACACAACGTTGATTACATGTATGGTCACTTAGATGTGATTGGTAACCTAGTTCCAGATGAAGAGTTTGCAATCGATACTGCAGGTTTACCAGCTTACATTAACGAGATTGATGAGGATGAAGAAGGTAAGAAGCTTATCGCAATCATCAAAGATGTTTACCCAGAATCTTTTGCTGCAGTTACAGGTTTCCTAACACGTGGATTGAGCCGTGATGAAGTGTTAAAAGCAGGATTTAAGAAAGGTACCAAAGTTTACCGTTACGAAAAGGTAGGTAGTGGAGAACCAAGCCGTAGTTTCTGCGAATCAATCGAAGGTCGCTTCTTCCGTCGTTTCGCAATTGATGCCCTCAAACCATACAACACCGAGTTTGGCCATAACAGACAAGAATACTCTATTTGGAACTACAAAGGAGGACCCAACTGTGTACACGCATGGAGACGTTACATTGTAGATGGTGCCGATTTGTTGGATGATGGATTAGTAGAAGGTCTTCCTGGTACTGCACCTAAGAATATGGCAAACAACGGTTACTACTCACCAGAAACCAAACGTAAGAGTGAGGTAGCCTATATCGTCTCACAACAAAACATGACCAAAGTGATGAGTGATGACGGTCAACAGTACGCATTCAATGAAGAGAAACGTATTGTGACAGGACCTCTTATGATTCCAAACATGGAGATACCACGTCGTGCCGAAGATGGTTCCCGTTACTATGTGTACTTTACCGAGGATACGATTCGTCAAATCGCAGAAAAGTTTGTCCGAGAAAAGAAACTGGATCGCACAAACATCGAACACGATAGCGAGGATATGAGAGACCAGAACTATCTATTTGAAACCTGGATTGTAGAAAACCCAGATATGGATAAGGCTAAAGCACTAGGTTTCGAAGTGCCTAAGGGCACCTGGATGGGTTCTATGAGAGTTATGGATGACACTACATGGAACATGGTAAAAGAGGGAAAGATTAAAGGTTTCTCTGTTGAAGGTTTCTTTGGTGAAATGTCACCAGCAGAAAAGGACGAAGAGTTATACAACCAAATCCGTAACCTAGTTGCCAGTTGGAATGGGAAGTAGTAACGACGATCACGGTTACATTAATTTAGAGCATGTGCATTCCGAACTTCTACGTGAGATTTGGATTGAAGATGATGATGAGCCCATTCGCGTTAAGCAGTATCTAAACACTCATCGATATAATGATAAGCTCAACATCTATCCTCGTAGTAATGGTCCCGATATGGATCTCGTTGCCCAAATTCACAAAGAGTTTAAAAGAGGAGAACACCCAAAAGAGGGTGTCCTAGAGTGTGTGTTTGAAGATATGGATGGTGTAAAGTGGATGCAGATCTTTACAAAAGTAGAAGAGGAATACCGTATGGTACTCCTCAATCTTAAGTATTGGCAGTTCGATTAGGATTGCATCAAAAGATAGCGTAGTCGATTGGCCCATCGTGCAGTCTGTGTAGGACCGTAATTCTTAAATTCTCCATCCATACCATAAGTACGTTCACGCTTAACTTGTCGATTAATGGTAGATTGTAACTCACGCTTACTTGAATATCCAAAATAAAATAAATGTGATAAAAGACCTTGGAATGCTTCTTCAATAGAATCTACATTATCTGTCTCTGTAAACCCATGTCCATGTTCTCCAAAACGTTCAAAGGTTCTATCACATTGCAAAAGTACATCGTAATGTACGTATTGCGGATCTAACTTACGATTAAAAGAGTTGCGTACAATAAGATTAGGATCTTGATTAATACGATTCTCTACGTAATTCTTAATGTCAATTGCGTTCATGTTAATTGTTGTTAATTAAAAATTTAGTTTGTAGATACCTATGTTGTTACTAATCTGGTGCATTTGATCTTTGTACTCTACGGGAATTGGAGCAGCTATAGTAGAACGATCATCACTAAACTCATAATAACATTTAGCACTAATAGTAGATTTAGATGTTTTAGTAAATTCCATAAAGTGAAGACCTTTGCGACCGTCACGAATAATTGGAATCACTATTGACGCAAAGTTATTGCCAGCAAAACACATTTGAGGTTGAAAATTGTGTTTGCTAAGAGTGTTAGCACGATCGATGATTGCATTTTGAAATTTATTGAATTTCACTTTGTTTTGAGTTTTCATTCTGTTATTGTTATGATTACTATACAAATATAAACATAATTCTTGACCGAAAAAACAATATTTTCACTTTGATTAAAAATGAGTATAAATTGACTACTTATAGATATTTGCATCAATAAGTGCCTGTGCAAAGTCATCACCTAGCGAATAACTTGTTTGCAGGTATCGCAGGAGATCTGGTGAAACCGAAACCTCTCGATTCTTTCGATCCTCTGGTGTTACAAAGAAATCCAACTCTTCTCCTTCATAATCCAATTTGTAATGGTCGGTACCATCCTCTGTTTTAATGTATCGTATCATCATATTACAAATATATGAAACAAATCCGAAATGCACCATAAAAAAATAATAAATTAAGTTGATATATAATTAGTAAGCAGTTTTTAATTCCGTAGCCATTTATTTTTTGCTGCTTACACGTTGTTTCATGATCGGAAGAGGGTCCCCATGGCCCTCTTCTTTTTTTATACAACTTTTGTCACTCACACTTTTCCTTATACTTGTTTATAGGTGCAAGTGCATCTAAAGTAAAATTAATAAAAACTGTATGAACAAAGCAGAGGTATTAAAGAAGATTCAAGTTCTCCTTGGCCTGCATAAGTTCGACGAAGCCACCCTTGCGGATGGTACCAAAATTACCAACAAAAGCGATGAGAAATTTGCCCCTGGGCAAAACTTGTTTGTTCTTGACGCAGAAGGTAACGAGGTTCCTGCTCCAGAAGGCGAACATCAAACCGAAAGCGGAATCACTTTGACCGTTGACGGAGCTGGTGTTATTACAGGCGTCAAAGAACCAGATATGGAGGGAGAAGGAAGCTTGGAAGCTAAGAAAGAAAAAATGGAGGAAGAATCTTCTATTCTTGATGTTGCCGAAGCCGTTGTTGAGTCTGGTTTGACCCCAGAAGCTGTATTGGAGTTAGTAGCTCCAATCGTTGAGGAAATCGCTGCCGTAAAGGAAGAGGTTGCCATGATGAAAAAGGCTTTTGAGGATTACAAAGACGGCCCAGCAAAGGAGTCAATGAAGAAGTCTTTCTCAAAACTTAACTTCGGTAAAACCGAAAACGAAGTAGTTGATGCGTACTCACGTATTGCCGCTTTGAAAAAAGAATTACACAAAAAATAAATTATAAAAAATGAGTTTCAATTTAGCCGGACTTAGTGTTTATACGGATCAACTCTCTACCGAATTGGTAACTAGAGCTATCCTTAAGCCACAATCTGTTGAATATTTGACTGTTCGTCCAGGTCTTACTGCTGGTACTACAGCTATCAACATCCTCGGTGGAGTAACCGACATTACCGATCTCTCTTGTGGATTTGGTGCTGGTCAAACTGGTTCTAATTCCACTGCATTTACTCAAGTCGATCTTTGCGTACTTGGTAAACAATTAAAAGAAGAGCTTTGCCCAGACGATCTTCGTAACTACTGGCTTTCTTCTCAAATGTCTCCTTCTGCATACCAGGAGGTTGTACCTTTTGAGGACGCTATCGCCGATTACAAAGTTCGTGAAATTGGAAAGTACGTAGAGAACACCATTTGGCAGGGTGACGGAGTTTCTGGATCATGCCTTATCGGTCTTCTTGACCAAATCACTGTAGCTAATGGTGCTGCCGATGGTACTGCTTACAGTGGTGCATGGACTGCTTCTAACTCATTCGCCAATGTATGGGGAATGATCGATCTTCTCTCTAACGAGTTGAAGCAAGAAGACGACTTGGTAATGTACTTGAGCATGTCTCAATACTCTAAAGTTGTACAAGGTTTGATGAACCAGGGTAACGCGATCATTGCACAATATCCTAACCTTTCAAACTCTACAGGTGGTGTAGCACAAGCTTTCCAGTTCCCTGGAACAAATGTTACCATCTTCGGAGCTCCTGGTATCAACAGCAACCAAGTTATCGTAGGACCTAAGAAGTACATCTTTATGGGTACTGGTCTTATCGATGATGCCGACAACTTCCGTTTCTTCTACGATCCTTCTTTGGATATCGTTAAGTTCATGTCGAAGTTCCGTCTTGGTACTGCTGCTCTTGCTAACCAGTTCGTATCTAACGTCTAAAAAACCGAGTGAAAGAGGGGAGTAAAATCCCCTCTTATCTCACCTAAAAAAATAAACAAACTATGTCTTTAACTGCATGTGCTCTTACTAGTGATATCTCTCTAGACTGCCGCGATTCTCAAGGTGGTATAGAATATATCTACATTGCAAACGCAGACGGAGTAGTTACGTTTACGACCGCAGGTGCAACTGGCTGTACTAACCAAATCGATGAAATCTCTGTTGATGGAACCCCATTAACTTCAAGCGATTTCTTCAAATGGCAAGTACCCAAGCAAACTTCTTCTTATACGGAAACTGTTAACGCTTCTACCGAAAACGGAACAGTATTCTACCAGCAAGACGTTGCCTTGGTATTCAACAAGTTGCAGTGTTCTACTCGTAACGAGCTTCTCCTTGCTGCTCAAAACATCAAAATGTTAGTAATCGTAAAAGATGCTAACGGCTTATTCTGGACTGCAGGATTAACCAGAGGTTGTGAAATGACCGCTGGATCCTATGGAACAGGCACCAGTTATGGTGACCGTAATGGTTACACATTAACTCTTACTGGTCTCGAACCGGATCCTATGTATAACGTAGATCCTACTATCGTAGGCGAGTAATTTCTAGAGTTTCATTTCACTAAAGAGGGCTTCGGCCCTCTTTTTTTGCACTTTTCTCCGTGCCAACGATTGTAATTACCGGAATTTGTTTCAATATCACAATAGGGACACTTTAATCTTTTAGTGTTGAAAGATGCTCCAAAATCCATTTTATCTTTCCATTCTTGTGATTTTGATCGACCTTTTAAACTTGCACCACCTTTTACACAATCTTCTTTTGTTAATTTATGACGTGTATCATCTGTCCATTTTGGTCTATTTTGCACACTAGTCCAATAATGTGAATTATCTACCTCATATCCATATTGTTTTTGTAACTCTAATTCACGATCTCCTGCAATAATTGGATCATCATATCGTTCTAAAATTTCATATTCTGTGTAACCTTGTTTTTTTACACGAGTTTTTGGTTGTGTAGAACAACCAATCTTGACTCCAAGTATGTGATAGATGAAATAAGTAGCCATACATTTTATACCAAAACAGTTACACTCTGTTTCGATTTTATATCTTATAATAGGTATGATTATAGTAAATCGCAACGACCAAAATGAAGTGGCTTTCACCGCTGTAGAGAATAAACTCGCATACACTGGTGTTTACAAGCTTATCTTTAAATCTTCGGTTACCAAGTATGAAAAGTATGTTATTCCTACTGTGGTTACCGAGAATGCTCGTTACATTCTTCTAGAGTTTACCGAATCTTATTATGA